TGAAAGTATTTTTCATTTCCGTAGACTTTATAAGCTATTAAATCCCACGTGTCCCCACTGACAGTTCTGTAAACTCTTGTCTTCATTATCCAAACGCCACCCTTTCTTTTTTATTTTTCATTTCAGCCAGAATTCTTTTAACTTCCCTTGCTATATCATTTGCATTAGAATTACTTCCGGCATTAATTGTGATATTTATAGTGTCTCCACCTACAACAGTTGAGCCATCACTTCCCAAGCTGGAAGCTCTTTCTTTTATTCTATTTACTCTTTCCCTTAGTGTATTTTTCGTCCTAGAAGCATTGAGTATTTCAGTACCTTTTGGCAAATTCATTAACATCTCGCTCTGAGCAATAAACGGAGACTGTCCTGGAATTTTAATCATTTCTGCTCCTCGTTCGGCAACACTCGTTAATCCACCCTCAAAATAATTTGTTCCTGTCCATTTTTGTGGGGTTCCTTGTCCACTACCAGTTACTTTATCCCAAGTTTCTTTCACTTTCACAGTAATAGGATTATTTGTCACTAAATTTTTTAAAGCATTCCATTTGTCACCAAACCAGTTAAATAAACCATTTAGAATTCCTTTAGCACCTTCCACAAAATTACTTATTCCACTTTTAACCATATTCCATGCACTTTGTGCTATTTTAGGAATTTCATTCCATTTTCCAGTTACAAATGCTACATAGATTCCAAAAATTCCTTTTATTACTCCAATAGCTGCTTTTATAATCCCTTTGACCATATTAAATACGCCTTTAACTACGGTAACAATCAATTTAAAATCTGCCATCATGCTTCTTATTCTAAAAATCACAAATTGAATCGCAGTTATTATTACAACTTTAATTATTTTCCCTACTACAGAAAGTATTGGTTTCAATGTATTCCAAACTTTTTTCATAGTTTCACCAGCAGATTTACTTTTATTTGATATCCATGTCATAGCAACACCTAAATATTCTTTAAGTAATCGTCCTAACTCTTTAACATGTGGTATTATCTGCTTTACAGCATTATTTACTCCATCCCTGAACCATTTGGATTTAGTGTATAACAATACAAATATTCCTATTATTACAGCTCCTGCTAATAGCCATGGATTTGTTAATAATCCTCCCATTTTAGATAACGTTGGAAATACTTTAGAAAATCCTTTTACAATTCCTCCTGCAGCTTTCAATTTATTGAAGGTAGTAAAAATTGTAAATATAAATTTTAGCATTGGAGATCCAGTCTTCAAAATAATTCCCATTCCTATATTAAATAAAGCAAAAGCACCTATAATTTTCATTAATCCACTAGTCAACTTTGGATTCTGTTTTATCCAAGTCGCTATATTCTCAAGTATTGGTTTAGTTGCTGTCAATAAATTTTTTATAGAAGGAGCTAATGCTAAACCTACATCAGCCAGAGAATTCATTAGCTGATTTTTTGCTACCTTTAACTGTGTTCCTAATGTTTTCATACGTTCAGCATATTCTTTTTCAACCGCTCCATTTGCCATTTCAGATTTAGCTTTTGATAAATTTTCTCTTAATTTATCAGTATCATTTGCCAATGTTGCTATACTGTTTGCTGCCTGTTCGCCAAATATATCTGTCAGTAGCCCAATTTTATCTCCGGCATGGGAACTCTTTATTTTTTCAAGTACACTTAAAATAGTTCCCTCTGCATCTTTGGCCATATCATGTCCCAAAGTTTCTCCATTTATTCCTAAAAAAGATAAAGCATTAGCTTTCTTCTTAGTGTCTGCTCCTTTTCCGAGTTCCAAATATAACTGTTTTATTCCTGTTGCAGCCACATTTGCTTCTGTTCCAGTAGCAATAAGAGTTGCTCCTAATGCAATATTTGCTTCTTTTGATACATTAGCAGTTCTTGCTACTGAACCTACTCTCTGAGAAAAATCTACTAATTGTGACGCAGTAGAGGCAGTATTATCAGACATATAATTGATAGTATCAGCAAACGAAAACATTTCCTCTTTAGTCAGTCCAAGCTGTTCTTTTGTTTTAGCTAGAAATTGCCCTGCTTCCTGTGTAGTAATATCAAAAGCAACTTTAAGCTGATTAGCTTTTTTAGTAAATTCAACAAGATTTTCACTCGCTACTCCAGATTGTGCCAAAGATCCAGCTATTTCAAAAACTTCTGGCTGGCTTAAAGGAGAATTATCTGAAATTTCTCTCAATGCTCCATAATACTTCTGTGCTTCATCTCCAAGCATTTTCCTCAAATCTGCCTGTGATTCCTCAACATCCATATAAATTTTTAAAGGTGCTAATGTTACAGCTCCTGCTATAGCTCCTCTTCTTAATACTTTATCTCCATATTGCTGTGCTTTATCAAGAAAAGCCATTTTTTTATCATGACTAGCCTGTATTTTTTTTAAATTTTCATTTATTTTTAGTTCTTTATTTACTTTAGCAAGTGTGTCTCTATAAGTTTTAAGGCTATGACCTTCTTCTTCAATTGCACTACGGGCTCTTTGGAACGTACGTTGCTGTGCCTGTTTTTGTCTATTCAGACTTGCAACGTGAGTTTCAGCTTCTTTTACTCTTTTTGCAAATTCAGCATTTCCTTTTCCAGTACGGGCATATTCTTCTTTTAATTTTTTTAACATTTCTGCAGATTTCATATATTCACTGTTTAAATGATTTAATCTTTCCCTCGCTTTGTCAAAAGTATCTAGTTTTTTAGCAGTTTTAGCAAGATTATCTGTATCATCTTTAACTTTCCGTAATCCGCTACTCAATTTTGCAAATCCAGCCATTGCTCCCAATGTGCTTGCTGTAATCACAAAACCTAGTTCCATCATTTTTGACATTTTTACCTCCTCTCTATTGTCTTTTTTATATTTAAGTTGTATAATATTTATATAAAACTTAAAAAGGTGATTAATATGAAAAAAATTAAAAATAGAATATATAGAGAAAACGAAGAATATAAATTTAAACTTTGGGAAAAAATACTTATTGCAATTATTACTCCTATAGCTCTTTTTCTAGGAGCTCCATTAAGCATACTTTTCTTTATTTTTTCAGCAGTTATAATGGTTAGTGCATTAGGGGCATTTGGTTTCTTTTTATTAATGCTGTTAGCTATTATGTTTTATATAACTATTAAATCTGGAATGGATGACTAGATGTCATCCTTTTTTTATTCCTTACTATTTTCATACCGTATTTCAGCTTCCTGAACTAATTCCTCTGCCCTTATACTCCAGTAACCAGTCAGTTCATATAAGCTACAAGACATTAATGTTTCATAGCTTATATTCAGACTGCTTTTAAAATCATTTTTCATATTCAAGACTTCTAGTAAATCAGTCACTATATCCTGTAATTGTATATTTTGACTTACTCTGTTTCCAAAATCTCTTCCTGATTCATTTCTCCCTCGTTCCCTGTATCTGCAGTAGTCTCTTCTGAATCCGAGACTACTATAAAATTTCTTGCTGCATTTATTACTTTAATATAATCTTTTCCTTTCAGTTCAAGCAAACTTCCGTATTTTATTCCACTTGCCTTTTCTGCTACTGTAAGCAACCATCCGTCTTCAAGTTCTTTTACAGCTGCTCCTTTATTCCTCTTTTTAAATTCACTTTCAGCTATCAGCAATTTTTTTCCTGTCAAGCTTTCAAAATCCAGTTCAATTTCTCTATATTTTTTTCCGTCAAGAGTATACTCCTGATTTAATTTAACTATTTCTGCCATTTTTTACCTCCTAAAACATTCCTAAATGTCTTCTTAACTGATTATTGTCTTCACCATTTATTTCCGCAATATTGTTCAGTACATCTATATAAACTATCTTTTTACCTTTAAATGTTAATTTATAATAT